ACTTGGTCTGGATAATACCACCGAAGTTGGAAGAAGCACCAGTGAATGCCTGATTGTTAGAAACATAGAACACTGCAGGAGTGATTGAAATGTTGTCACTCACACGGTACTTGTAGAATGCTTCCCACATAAGGGCATCCTTAGAAAGACCAGCAGCATTGCCAGGTTGACCGATAGCAAAACCAGCACCGTTACCCTTGGCAAATACATCACTCCACTGAAGACCAGCATACCAAGATTGTGAATCAGTAGCACCATTAGGAGTTGCTTTTCCAAGCGCATTACGACTTACATCATTCCAACCATAACCAGCGGAGATAGAGGGAACAATACCAGAGGTCTTGGGTTGCCAGTAAGCACTGATGGCATAACCATTAGAAGTCTGACCAGGAGCAAGAGCACCGGATCCACCAGCAACGGCATTAAAAGTACGAACACGAGTTCCTTCAGTACCATAACGATAACCAAAGGCAGCACCCCACTGAGGAGCACGATAACCGATCTGTGCCAGAGTATTCAGACCACCAGATTCGTTAAACTCACCCCTGTTGGATTCAGAACCATTCTGAGCAACATAGTTTACACCAGCAACAAGTCCACCTTTCTTGCCAGGTTGAACATACTGAAGACCAAAACCAGATCCAGTTGCCTTGTTATAGACACCAGGAGCACCGGCAAGTTGGAAGAAGTCAAGAACGTCCGACTTATATGCCGAAGGAATCCATGACATCTCAGTGTTACGAACCAAAGCACCAGCAGTAGCAGTCATACCCTTAGTGAGAACAGGGAACTGGTAATACAGACGATCCAACCACACATTGCTGGAAGTTCCAGTACCTTGAGAAGTTTCTGCCTTATCCAGTTTGAAGAGGGAGTTGGAAGAACCAAAAGGTTGAGAAGAGAAATTACCAGAACGCAGACGAGTACGAAGCAGATCTTTGCCAGTGAACGATGTATCAAAGTTCAGACGAAGATCATAGTTGAATGCCGTGTTTCCAACATTCGTGCTGGGAGTATTACGAGTAGCACCAGGAGTCTGAGCACCACTAACACCGCCAAGAACAAAGTTTGCTTCACCACGAAGTTTGGTAGTGGTGGAGAACTGAGTTGCTTCCAGGCGACCAACTTGTGTTTCCAGTTTGGTTACACGACCACGAATAACTGCAAGTTCAGCACCAAATTCTTTCATAAGGCGTTGAAGTTCATCGGTAACTTCCGTCACACGATCCAGGCAGGCATTCAGAAGTGCTGCTGCCTCATAACGGGTCATTGATTGACCACCAGCATAAGTGCCGTTAGGGTAACCGGCAACACAACCGTAACGCTCTACAAGGGAGGAGAGTGCCCCGTATGCCCAATCAGTAGACTTTACATCGGAGAATTGTGAAACGCTTGTAACCTGTTCCGAAGTGGAATATTGGTTGACTGCTGCAATATTAAGATCTGCCGCATTCGCAGCAACAGGAGCAACCATTCCCAGAGCAACAGGCGCAAGCATCAGTTGTTTGAGTTTCATAAATTTGTTAAGTTTTACAACTACAGTGTTTATTTATGCTCCTGTTATTTTTGGAGCAAGCGGATGATCGGAATCGAACCGACGACATCTAACTTGGAAGGATAGCGTTCTACCGCTGAACTACATCCGCATTTAACTAGATGATTTTGTTGCATAACCTGCGGTAATTGCTGAATCATCTAACGCCGAAGTCGGGAATTGAACCCGAACTTTTCCCTGACAATGGAATTTAGAGTAATTGCTGTCCGTATCTAAAACTAGATAACTGCTTTTTAACGTGCTACCGTTACACTACTTCGGCATTACTAGATAGTTTTTATTTTTCGGATAAAAATTTGGCGAAAAAGTTTTAAATTGCTGAACTATCTAAAGCGGGGAAGGTAAGATTCGAACTTACGACAAACTGTTTTTAGTATTAATTGCAGATACATCTAATACAAGATGATTTTTTAGACGGTTGCTCTACCAACTGAGCTACTTCCCCATTAGAACGAGATTATTTGAGATAAGGGATCGAACCTTAACCATCTATGCAGATAGTTTCAACCAGAAGGGTTTGCTGAATAATCTCTAAAGGTGGAGAGGGTTATACCCTCTCCAATGAATCAGGAGAATACTTCTCCCACCGCATCATAACGTTCATTATACACGGTTTCGTTCATAGTGTCAATAGGAGTAATGACACTATCGGTTAGAACAGACTTCAGAATAGAAGGACTGCAACCGGATACCAGACAAGTGCCAGTATCGTGTGCCTCAATAGGTACATTACCATAAGAGTTCACATTCCAGAAAACTAGTTGAGGCATTTCATACCCTGCCTTACGGTAGAGTTTTTGAATTTGCTCAAAATTGGTTCTCTTGTTGGAGCGGCAGCACTGGTCAAACTGCATGTCAGAGACAATGATCAGTTTTTGAGGCATATCCTCCGCAGGAACATTATTCTTTACTCCAGCATCCAGAACAGTTTTGAATACTGCCATCAGGTCGGTATTCATCTGCCAAGCAGCACGAGAAAGATTCTCAACCCGCTTACCGATGGTAGAACCAACGATGGATTGAAGTTCAGGTTGTGCAGAGAAAGTCAGGAACTTGTTCTTCCAAACTTGAGCAGTATTACGCTCCGCAATATACATCGCAAGAGAGATAGACACTGCCATAGGGCGACCCATCATAGATCCAGAAACGTCTGCAACTACCAGACCGTTGAACTCCTTACCTTCCATGTAGTTAGGAAGTGCTTCCCACTGCAGGTCAATGGTTTTGTCGTTACGAGCACCCTTGTAGAGATACTGTTCAACAATATCATATGGATAGAGAGTTGCTGCATTGATCTTTGCTTCACCCTTCTCAACAGCGTTGAGATAAGCAGCATAACGATCTGCATCCTGCTTTGCGAATGCTTTGCGATACATGAAAGCAGCACGGGAAGGCAGTTTGGAATAATCAATTACAGACCATTCCTTAGAGCACATTGCCTTTTCAACAACGTTAATGTGAGTACGAAGATTGCTGAGAACCTTACGATACTCCCGCTCAGTCATACCAAGATGTGCGGCAATCTTACGACCTAGACGCTTGCTATCTTTGCTAGAAGCATTGATAGAAGGCATCCATTTGGCAAGCAGAGATACTGGTGCGCCTGCTTTGAAGGAAACACGATCCAGATTCATTTGATTCTGAATTGCATTCAGCACAGTTTCCCAGGCAGAAGTGTTTTCCAGAACAAGAAGGTCATCCCAACGTCCATATACAGGAACCAGAGAAACCAGTTTCACACCAATTTCACCATTGTCTTCTACCAGATATTTGAAGAGGTTACGGAAAACTTCACGCTCACCTTGTCCCCCACGAATATCCCGTGCCCAGAAGAGAATACGAGTAGCAGTCTCAGGATTCTCCGCATATGCATGGGCAAAAAGTTTTTGTGCTTGCTTGACATCATTACGGCAAGCAGCGATTTTTCCGAAAAGATCCAGACACTTATTCAGAGTGGATTTGTATGCTTTTGCACCGTTCAGAGTTTCGGTGACATTCATTTCGGATTCAAGAGCATTCATAAAAGTCATAATTTTTCTCCAAGTTGATGTTTAGTTGTTTTTCAGATACAATTAGGTTGATTGCTGAATCAACTTTGTTGAGCAAGATGAGTTTTTTGCTTGTTAGATTAAGAGTCTAGTGCAGTTTTTTTGCTGCCTCATCTTAGAACACCCTAAGGTGTATGGGAGATATCGGATTTGAACCAATGACCCTCTGCGTGTAAAGCAGCTGCGCTACCACTGCGCCAATCTCCCGATTGGGGGGTGGTCTCTCAACCACCCTTACAGAATAACAGGGTTTTTATTTGGCGTCAACCCCTGTGGTACAGTCCAGAAACTGTCCTCAACCGATTACATATTCTTTCCATTCTGAAACACGACTCTTTTGAAGATCCAAATAAACACGGTTGAAAGGTGCTTCTGGATTTTTCTTCAAAATCATATTTGTTTCGGAAAGAAAATGATTTCCTTTCTTTAAGTTACATTTGGTGCAACAGGCAACTAGATTTTCCCATGTGTCCTGTCCACCTCTTGAACGAGGAATCACATGGTCAATTGTAAGATCTTTCTTGGATCCACAGTATTGACATTCATGATCATCCCTCTTGTAGATAAGTGCTCTTGTAGGATAAGAGTCTTTTCCACGATTAAAAGGAATTTTTACATAACTGACTAAACGAATCACACGCTTAGTAATAAGTCTTGCTTTGTCCTTGAAAAGAAGAACAATTGCTCTTTTCCAGTTTGTAAAATGTAATGGTTCATAAGAACTGTTTAGAACCAGTATTGTACTATGTGGTTCTATGGATTCCATTTGTTTTGTTGCACCTCATTTTATTTAGATTATGGCACCCTGAGAGGGATTTGAACCCCCGTCTTCTTCGTTCGTAGCGAAGCACTCTTCCACTGAGTTACCAGGGCTGGCACGGGATGTAGGAATCGAACCCACATCAAAAGGTTTGGAAGCTCTTGTCTTACCATTAGACCAATCCCGTATATGTTTGGATATAAAATCCAATACCGAAGGTGGGATTCGAACCCACAACATTTCGCTTTTGAGGCGAACACCTCTACCAATTGGATCACTTCGGCATATGGGCGTGAGAGGATTCGAACCTCCACTGTACAGATTCTAAGTCTGGTGCCTCCTACCATTGCGCTACACGCCCATAAAAACTTGATTGAACAAACAATCAAGAATTTATCCAAGTCATAACTTCTTCAAGAAGAATCGGACGAAAATTAGTATGCTCAACACATACACATTGATATCGGTTATCAATGTTCCCGAACGTATTCTTCACTCTATTGGAATGAAGATGTCCGTGAATGTTTACCCCAAATCTATCAAGTTGAGATTCATGAAGCGGAACATGACTAAGAATCATATTGTTTAGAACATGATATGCACGAATATCGTAAAAATGTTCTGCATATTCACTGAGTCTAAAAATATCATGATTCCCTTTAATGAGACACTTCTTTCCATTAAGTTTGGAAGCAGTTCCCATTGATCTACGATTGATTACATAATCTCCAAGATGATAAACTTTATCATTCGGTGAAACAGTTTCGTTCCAGTAATCAATCATAGCCTCATCCATTTCATCGGGATGATTCCACGGACGAAGTTTTTGTCCGTCTTCTCTCAGAAACTTACACACACCATGATGTCCAAAGTGTGTGTCAGATACCAGAAATACTCTAGATCTACTCATTTTTTCCTCAGGTGTGTTTGATTTGTTTTCATAGAATAGCAGGTAAAACCCAAGAATTCTAGGAATGTGTGCCAGTTTTGGAACTGGCAATGTCCGTGAGAGGATTTGAACCTCCACTGTCTACCCCCTCAAGGTAGTGCCTCCTACCAATTGCGCTACACGGACAAAAAAGGAAGATTTCTCTTCCAGTTCGCTCAAAGTGCTATTGCTCAAACGGCAACAGCAGTTCTGCGGAAAGATACGATGTTGTTGAGATTTGTTCTCAGAACCCTCTGCCCAGTCGAATACCAGTGCATCCCCATTAATGGAGATGTGGGGAATCGAACCCCAGTGTTGAACAGATTGTTGCCCCTTATGAGGCAATTCCAGAACTAGGATTCGAACCTAGACAAACACATTCAAAGTGTGTTGACCTGCCGGTTAGTCGATTCTGGATTAAAGTGGAATACTCCACAGAGTCTAGTGTGGGATTCGAACCCACGGTGAAAGAAGTTTTGCAGACCTCCGCATTCGACCACTCTGCCAACTAGACATTAACGTGAAACCTATTCAACATAGTGTTGGAGCGACCAACTGTTTCACGCTGTCGGATTAATTACTTCCGACAAAGCCCCTAGACAGAATTGAACTGTCGTCTCCGCTTTACAAGAGCGGTGCATCACCACAATGCTTTAGAGGCAATATTGAACTATCTGGAAATACCGGATAGTTCAAAGCCCTTAGTGAGAATCAAACTCACGACCTCATTCTTACCAAGAATGCGTTCTATCACTGAACTATAAGGGCGGGGTGTAGGACGGGACTTGAACCCGCATAAACCAGATTCACAATCTGGCGCATTAACCAATTATGCTACCTACACAGTGGTTGTAGGTGGAGTTGAACCACCGACGACTTCCTTATGAGAGAAGCGTTCTACCAACTGAACTATACAACCAAAGCGGAGAATAGAGGGTTCGAACCTCTGGTGGTTTTATCCACACAAACTTTCCAAGTTTGCACCATAAGCCGCTCGGACAATTCTCCAGGTTTGAGTGCCTGTGGACTTGATACCATATCTCCAGGCCCACTTAAGGTTCATCCTGGTGTTTTACTTAAACTAGCAGCACATATATGAGAGAAGATGGAATCGAACCACCATTGCCAAGGGACGGAATCGAACCGCCTCTAACACCGTCGTGCTCACCACCAAGGTGCTCTCTCAACGGAAGTGACTGGATTTGAACCAGTGGTGCCAATTACTTGACACGGAATCTTAGCAGGATTCTGCAATAAACCGGACTCTGCCACACTTCCTTATAAAATACCCCGAAGGGTAATTGGAACGACGAGATTTGAACTCGTGACCGCACGGTTATCAGCCGTGTGCTCTACCAACTGAGCTACGTTCCATTATGTGCCCGTGGTGGGGAATGATCCCACTCTCAATAGACTTGATGTTTTGTACAAGAAGAACTCTTATGAGGGAGAATCTTATCAGTGTGGGTTCAGCACACCTATCTAAAACTACTTTGTCAAGTTGAACCCTATTTTACCGTCCCAACGGCAAGGGCAAGCGGGAACACCCGGAATCGAACCGAGACCTCATGTTCTTCAGACATACGTGCCGACCAACCTACACCATGTTCCCATATGGGGAATCCGAAGATTCCCAAGTCGGATATGTAGGATTTGAACCTACGACCCCTCCGCCCCAAACGGAGTGCGCTACCAAACTGCGCTAATATCCGATAAATGCTCCATAAAGAAGCAACTCCCCCGACTGGATTCGAACCAGTGACAAACGGATTAACAGTCCGCGATTCTACCGCTGAACTACAGGGGATTATAAGTATCCTCAATTAAGAGGAAGAAGCGTAGACGGGCATCGAACCCGCAAAATATCCATCTTGAAAGGATGGTGACTTTACCAATTTGTCTACTACGCCAAGCGGAGAGAACAGGACTCGAACCTGCGAAGGGTTTTACCCCCCGACCGTTTTCAAGACGGCGTCCTCGACCAACCGGACTCTCTCCATAAGAAATATCTGTTATAATAGAGATATTTCTATCAGTTTATCAATACTGCCCACATACAAAACTGAAAAAGTATAGGGACGACGACCTCTAGGGGATTTGAACCCCTGACTTTCTGCTAGACAGGCAGACACTCTAACCGCTGAGTTAAGAGGCCAAATGGAGCGAAATATCGGATTTGAACCGATGACATCAACCTTGGCAAGGTTGCGTTCTACCACTGAACTAATTCCGCAAGTGGAGAATACCAGAGTCGAACTGGTGACAAATGCTTGCAAAGCATCCGTTTTACCACTAAACTAATCCCCCGTGGCGAAGGCAGGATTCGAACCTGCGACCTTCAGGTTATGAGCCTGACGAGCTACCGGACTGCTCTACTCCACAGTAAACTAGATGATTGTTTTTTCTACCAAAAAGAAAGTAAGAATTGCTGAATCATCTAATGGGAGAAGAGGGAATTGAACCCCCGAGGCTAAAAAACCACTCCAGTTTTACAGACTGGTACTACGTTGCCAACAGTAGACATCCTCCCATTCAGTTTATATTTAATGACCGAACTGACGGTCGATGGGTCTGGCGGGACTCGAACCCGCAACTTCCAGGTTAAAAGCCCGTTACTGCTACCAGTTGAGTTACAGACCCATATAATATAGGATTTCTATTTAATTGTCAAGGTTCTGGTGGTCTCTCAACCACCCTTTTAGAATACCACCGAATCAAGTTTGAATCAAGTGGTGTGTGCCAGTTTCAGAATTGGAACTTGGCGTTTGGGGTCTCGTTCCCCCACCGATTTACTTAGAATACCACTGCTTCAAACTTTTGGGAAGAAGAGTGGACACTTATGAAACTGTCCCAAGCAACAAAAAAGGGGAGGAAACTTTTAGTTTCTCTCCCCTTTTGCTTTATGTTAGAATGACTTCATTCTTTCATAATAGCAGAAGGGGACTCACACGCAATATGCCCGCATGAATTCCAATCAGACATATTGCTGAGTGGATATGTAAATTGGGGTTTTGCGAACGAACGAGTCATTTTTGTTTTACAAGTATGTTTTATTTATAAGACTTTTTTGGAAAAAAGTCAAGCGCCTCAGGTAGGATTCGAACCTACGGCTAACCGCTTAGAAGGCGGATACTCTAGTCCACTGAGTTACTGAGGCATAAACCTTCCAATATTGGAAGGTATTGGACTTACAATAACGGTGGTTGAATCCCCTCCGCTGCCTATGAGGTCATTATAGGGTCTTTGTGCTCAGGTGTCAACCTGCTGCCTTTGCTTCCTTACGTGCTGCCTTCTCTTCGGTGATCTCTCCCCTCCGTGCCTTGACGAGTTTGGCAACTTCCTGAAGTGCCTTACGAGCACGAGTTCCTGCTGCACTATTGCCAGCAGCAAACTTTTCGTCTTCTACTTTCCATGCTTCAACGGCATTTAAGAGTTCTTGTGATACAGACATGATAATCTCCAAAAAATAAGATATGATTATATAGTCAGTTTTTTGGACAATCTTCTACCCAAACTGCACAAATTCTCATTGGAGGTGCAAGTGCCTTACATTCATCAGTATAGCAGACACTTTCATCATTCTTTTCATCAACATATTTTGGTTTATATTTTTGATCTGCTTCTTCAATAATACGATCATATTCTGAAGTTACATTTTGAATTGCTCTATCAACATCTCTGCCAATTCTGCGATTCAATTTTTCAGGATCTTTAATTATAAATTCATTAAGAATAGTTTGTGGGAAATATTTTCTTTGAATCTCATCAAATAAATCCCAAAGTCCATTTTCAGATACTCCAGTACACTGGGAGAGTATTGCAATCATAGAACTCAATACAATTCCTATAATTGCATACTGCTTTATATCTGGTTTTTTATTTCCAAAATTGAAATTAAACATAAATGGGGAGATCTAACCCTCCCCACTATTTATTCTATTGTGTCAAACTTCTGCTAGGATCAGTCGGTTGGCATAATTATAAGCAAAATCAGTTCTTGCTCCGTGATGACCCCAACGGATCCACTTTCTAGCAAGTCTCATATAATCATTAATAGACTTACCAGGAGTTTTCATTTGATTCTCAATCATCTTCCAATCACCTTCGTGCAGCATATAGTCGAGTTGTGCATCCAGTGAGGAAGGATTAGCACCAATACGAGCAGCATGTCTTCCTAGTCCATAAAAACGAGGAGCATTAGTCCATTGGATAATGCCATACCCCCCACCACAGTTAGGATAGGAAGTTCTAGCACCACCTTCACAGATATTAGGAGTGAAGGTAGATTCTTGTCGGATATTGCCCATAATGGTTGCTAGGGCATTTTTGTCACTGATTCCTCGTTTCTGTAAGAATTCCAGAGTACGGGACTCATTAGTATTACATCCTTTACAAACTAATCGTTTAACTTTAGGTTTTTCGGGAACAACCTCTTTGGTCTCTGTCTCTTGAGTAGGACCTTCAGGAATAATTGCAAATGGTGCTTGTACTGAAGATGTTGCCATACTCGGTGCTGGCAGTGTTGCCGCTGATGTTGCAACCGCACCTAAAAGAGCTACGGTTACATTTGTTAGGTTTTTAAGCATTAATTTTAATTGAATTCGGCATCCGTTTAGAAAGGGGGTACACCCAACCTCTCGGAGGGCACTTTCCACGGCTCTAGGTGTCACGTCAATGACTCATTATAAAAAAACCCTGCTCATAACAGGGATCCCTTTTGAGATTTTTACATAATAAGTGATTATTTAGGATCTGTCAAGTGTGTCAATTTGTAAAGTGGCACAATCAAATAATAAATAATATGTCATACACATAAATCAATGTCTAAGTCACCAAATAAGGGTAAAAAAGGTTCTGCTGGTGGCAAGCAATCCAAACAAAATCAAGGTAATGCGACTGCCAAAAAAGCAAAGAACGGTGGTAAGAAAAAGTGAGGTATTATGCCAAGAGAGTGGAATACTCCAATTAGGGAACCTTGGAATGCACCCATTCACAATACCCTAAAAGCAATAGATAATCACACTCAAGAATATTTCAGAAGTGGTGATATTTGGCATCTAGAGAAAGCAGATCAACTTAGGCAATATTTGCAAGAGTTAAAAACGTGGATTCATAACCAAGAAAAAAAATGAAAGAATGTTAAATGAGGGTATTGCATATCCTTACGTCTTATAATTTTCTCCAAAGTTTTCCTTCAGCAATTCTTCTTCTCAATAATCCTGCTTCTACATCACTTCCAGGATTTCTGTAAAGTTCAAGAGCAGCAGGAACTTTACCCCATTCTTTATTCTTAAGAACTCTAGTTATGGTCACATATCCTCGACTACCATAAAAATTAGCACCAAGGTTATAAGCAAAAGACAATAAAGCACCGCGCTGATAATCATTCATCTCACTCCAATAAGGTATTTGTTTCAGTGCTGAAAGAAATTCATTTTGTATCTGCCAATCAAACAATTCATCTGCTTCTTTCTGAGTAATCTTTTCTCCTAACTTAAAAGGACTTCCATCCTTCTTACGAGTGCTTCCCCATCCTATAGTATAAGGTTTTCCTTTAGTATAAGGATCTGGATATGCTACTAATTTACATTTTTCAAATTCTTTGATTAGTTCTATTCCTTCTTTCAGAATAGAACTTTCTACTTTTTTACATTAAAGATCCTTCCCCATCCAGTCTTATCCTTTCCTTTCTCCAACCAACGGTACATCAGATCAGACTTTTTGTAAACAGCACCTTTGCCATTTGTTGCAGGACCAGTATATCCATCATTCAGAGAACCATAAGGATCATTTACCACATAATCTTCACCCTTCTTACCGATGACTACAACCATGTGCCCACCAGAAGGAGCAGATAGAGTACCCCTGTGATAGATCCCGATAACAACAGGTCTCCCAGCAGCAAGCTCACGATCAAGATCAGCAAAAGAAAGATTGTAACTAAAGTGTGACTTAATTCCATAACCTTCCAGAACTTTTGTCTGAACGGTATGATCAGTGGTGTCACCAATTGCAAATACTTTTTGAATATAAGAGTCATCACCCTTTGTTCCCTGAAGAGTCCCTGGTTTAAAGTATTCTAAACACATCGCACAAGCAGATGAATTACAGGTTCTTTGAGCATCTCTGTAATTATCTGTTTGTGGGTAGTAAGGAACTGCGAGAACACCAGGAACTGCTGGTTTTGTTCTGAAAATACGAACCCAGTTTGAAGTATCATCAATCAAATCAGGATTCTTATCCGCAAGATCCACTTCAAGTTGCTCTACTGCTGCAACATGCTTTGGGTTATTTTCGTCATAATTCTTAAAAAAGTTATGAAGATCTATTCGCATTTTAATCTCCTAGGTATTCTAATGAAAAAATATCATGCTCTGGAATATCAGGATTCAACCACTCACTAAATTCCGATTGAATCGCATATGCATTATCAATATCCATCTCACTCAAATAATGAATTCGTTCAATTGCCCAATCATGTGATGACCGAAGTGTCTGTTCCAAAGTTTCCATCAAAATAATCCTTTCTAAAATATCTGGAGAGTATATTGCTATTGTAGTACGCAGGAACTCCAGTGTCAAGCGATTCGGTCAATACATTATTTAGGAACAGTTGTCGTGTTTCTTCAAAATTACATTTACCTTTGGTTTTATGTAATGATATTATTTTTCTTTCAAAACATTCCTTACCATATTTCGTAATATCTTCCTTAAGTTCAGGACAAGAACCATAATAATTTTTCCAATCCGATTCAGACTTTACTTTTCTTTTTTTTCCTTTTGGTGTTCTGAACTGCCAAAGATACTTACGTCCAATATATTTTCTACCGGTGGTCTTACAGGATATGAGATATACGAATCCAAAATAATCTTCTATATGTTGAGACTCAAAGATTTCCCCATTAAACTTCCATGGGTTCTCATAGCTCATAGAGTAATCTTAAAGAGCTATTATTTATCCTTCATCCTTAGCAAAGCGATTCTAGCAATAAAAAAGGGGACTTGTCAAGACCCCCCCCTTAAAGTTATGTTAAAGTTTTATTATAGACCGTATTTTTTCTTCATTTCTTCTCTTGCAGCATCTTCACGCTTATTGCGTTCTCCAAACAAATCATCTCTACGTGCTTTCAGGCGACCTCTCATTCTTTGTGCTTTTTCTTCTCTTTCGCCTCTTGGAAGTTTATTCAATCCAGGACTTCTTCCTTGATGGGTATTGTCAAGAACATTTCCTGCTTTATAAGTAGTTTTTACACCTTTGTCAATTTGCTTATCAGATTGGTCTGCCGCTGCCTCTACAATCGTTCCAATAGTTTCGGCATCCATTTTCATCATCACATAAAGTGCCTCATCTACGGTCTCTACGTGCTCGTTGTCGATGAGATACTCAAGGACTAGATCAAAAGCATCATACTCATAGGACTGGTTTAGAACCTTCTCTCTAGCGGTCTGTCTGGGTGCTACAGGGGTTGGTTTAGGGCTTGAGGCAATTGCAGCAGTGGCAGGTGCAACGCTTCCAGAAGCGGCAGCAGAGGTGCTAGGAGCAGCAGCAATTGCTTTAGATGGAGTTGCTGCTTTAAAGGCATTTGGATTTTGTGATAAGGACTGATTACCTGCTCCAAGTTTTGAAACTGCAGGAGATTGAACTGAAGGAGAGTTCATAGGAAGTCTAGACTTCATATCCTTCATTAAAGGATTATCAGTTTGTTGAGTTCCACGAATTCTTGCCTTTTCAGCAGAAGCTGCAGCAAGTTTTGGATTTGCTTTTGCCCATTGGTCCATTGCAGACCCTGCTGGTTTTGCTGGTTTTGCTGCGGCAGGTCTTGCAGGTGCTGCAGCAGCGGGTCTTTGTGGAGCAGGAGCAGGAGGGTTTCCACCACCGGAACCAGAACCACCGGAACCAGAACCACCGGAACCAGAACCACCGGAACCAGAACCTGATGGGGTTAAAGCTTTCCTTCCTTTTGCGATTATCTCAGCAGCAGTTCCACTTCCTTTAGACATTTCTGCATCACCACCACCAGCTTTATATGCTTTAAACTGGTCTCCACCCAAATTCTTTTGGTTATATGGTGAATTTTTTGTTCCTGTAGGAATATTTGAAACTCTTGGTTTTTGTTCCGGTGATGCTGAAGGTTTTTCTTGTGGAGTAGAACCTTTACCAGTTGCAAATCCCATATTAAATTTATTAACTTCTCTAAATGGTTTACTTAGAACCCTATTTCCTAAATTATTAAGTCTTGCAAGTGGATTTGTTGAGGTTGTTCTTTGCCCAATCATACCCTGAGCTCCAGCACCAATAACATCCCCTACTGCTCTTCTTGCCGTTCCGAATGCTTGTCTAGCAGAAGCACCCAATTCTTGAGAATTCTCTTCAATATAAGACTCATACATCTCTTCCCAGGTATACTCACTCAGGTCATAACCCTCTTCTAGAAGTGAGTTGACCCAGTTCTCAACTTCTTCCCAGATTTGTTCTTCAGTAAGTTCTTGAGGAGCATAAACTGCAGCATACGCTTCCATCAAACCCTTAGCGTCACTACCTGTAATTCTTGACATTTTTTTCTTTTTTAGTTCTTTATAGTTTTATTTATAAAAAAAGAGGGTCTTAAGGACCCTCAGCAGTTTTATCTTTTAACCACACATAAGAGTAATCGTGGTCTCCAAAAAGGAAATCATCATACTCTGCTGCCTCTTGATATGCGTTCAGGATTTCCTGTTCGCACCATTCATCATAGTTGGAATCCTGAGAAAGTATCTTTGGTAACATCTTGCTTGATTCCTCCAACAACATAAGACAATTGTTCCGATTCTTGCGGTGCGATTTGAACTTCTTTAGAATTAATCCAATGAGAAGTCCAGGGAAGAGGATTATTCTTTGCTGGAATGTCATAAAGAGGTTTCAGTCCAATTGCCTTCATTCTACGATTTGCAATCCACTCAACATACTGCTGAAGAAGTTTATCATTTAGACCAATCATTGATCCATCCTTGAACAGATACTCTGCCCAAAGTTTTTCTTGATTGACTGCCTTCTCGAAGGTCTTGTAAACCCACTGTTCCTCTTCTTTGACAATTCTTTGCATCTCAGGATCATCACCTTCTTTCCACTTGTTTAGAATGTTCTGAGTGATGACTAAGTGTTGATTCTCATCTCGGGCAATTAGTGAGATGATCTTTGCACTTCCTTCCATAAGCTTGAGTTCGCCAAATGCAAAACTGCAAGCAAAACTGACATAAAAGCGAATACCTTCAAGTATATTAACATTTGCAACTGCTCTGAATAATTTGCGTTTGAGTTCATATCTTTCTTCCTGTGCGTGGGGAACTTGTTCTTGGGCGTGTTTCCAAAGTTCAGAAGTTCCATAATGTTGAGCACTATTAATGAAGTCATTATATGCCTCAGTTACACTGACGGCACGTTCCATAATACGTTCGTCTTTTAAAATTGTATCAAAGACTTCAGAAGGATCTGAATAAACATTTTTTATAATATATGTATATGAACGGGAATGGATCATCTCCATAAACTCCCATACCTTCATACACGCTTCCAATTCAGGAAGAGAGCAGTATGGGGCAAATGCCATACCGGGACCACGACCCTGAATGGAATCTAGCATAATTTGATATTTGAGATTAGAAGTAAAAATATGCTTCTGTTCCGGACGAAGTGTTTGATAATCGCCACGATCTTTCTGAAGAGATATTTCTTCGGGTCTCCAAAAATATCCAAGTTGTTGTTGTGTTAATTTATCAAAAATTGGGTACTTGTAAGAATCATAACGCTGAATACCCAGAGGAGCACCAAAAAACATAGGTTGCTTTTTAGTATCCACTTCCTGAGAGTTGAAAACAGTCATTGATTCTACCACATTCTTCTCCTCTAGTTTTGTCTTAAAGTTAAAATCCATAATTTTTTTTCTTCTCTAAATTAACTCACACTTTTATATTTAATCAGGTCAGATTTTGCAACTTTCACAATCTTCTTCTTCGGCACCAGAAAGTTCTTGAAGAAGTGATTGAAGGTTTTCTTTTGATTCCTCAACAACTTCATCGGTCTTAATATCATAAGTATTCTGGTAATATGCCGTCTTGTGACCTAACTTAAAACAAGTAAGCATATCTTGTGCCATTACCGACACAGGAACTTCATTATTGGCATAATTTTCTGGATTATACGACCAGTTTCCAGAAATCGCCTGATCGAAGAACTTTTGCATAACAGCAACAATATTGATATAACCAGCATTGCTAGGCATATCCCAAAGAAGTGTATAATTGTTCTTAAGAGTTTGATACTGGGGGACAATCTGCTTAAGAGGTCCTTTCTTCGATTTCTTAACGGACAAGTATCCTCTAGGTGGTTCGATTCCGTTCGTTGCATTTGACACAACGGAACTGCTCTCCGATGGCATCTGTGCGGACAATGTTGAGTTCCTAACACCGTATTGCTTGACCAGTTCCCGAAGTGATTCCCAATCATATTTCAGTTCATTAGATACAATCTCATCAACATCCTTTTTATAGGTATCAATCGGAAGAATACCCTGACCATATTTAGTGCGATGAGAATATTCACAGGCACCTTTTTCTTTTGCTAGATTTACGGTTGCCTGAATAAGATAATACTGGAATGCCTCGCTTAAGTCGTGAACCAGATTCCAGGATGCAGGATCCTCATATTTGACACCGTTCTTAGCAAGAAAGTGTGCTAAACCAATATAACCTATCCCAAGCGAACGACGCCTATTGGTGAAGTTCTCTGCCGCCTTTACGGGGTAATTTTGATAGTCAATAATCTCATCCAAAGCACGAACAGAAAGATCGCAAAGTTCTTTCATATCATCAAAATGCTTTAGTTTTCCAACATTGATCGCAGATAGAATACAAGTTGCGACTTCTCCATTCTCATCGTCAATATGTTGAATTGGAGTCGTAGGTTCGGTGATTTCCATACAAAGGTTACTCATATTAACCTTATCCAAATAAGAACTATGAGAATTACAGTGGTCAATATTCATAATGTAAATACGACCAGTTTCTGCTCTTTCCTTCAGAAGGTCCAAAAAGAGTTCTTGTGCTCCAATCGTTTTTCTTGGAATAGACTCATTTCGTTCTGCATCCACATATAACCCGTCAAATGAATCAGTGCCAAAAGCATCATACAACCCAGGAACTGAGTGCGGAGAGAAGAGTGAAATCTCTTCATTCTTGATGAATCTTTCATAAAACAGTTTGGAGATTTGGATTCCATAATCTAATTTGCGAACACGATTATCTTCGGTTCCTTTATTATTTTTAAGAACTAGAATATCTTCTATTTCTTGGTGCCAGATAGGAAAGAAAACTGTAGCAGAACCACCTCTGATGCCGTTCTGAGTGCAGCATCGGACAGTTGCCTCAAACTTCTTAAGGAAGGGGACAACGCCTGTGTGTTGTACCTCTCCATCTCTGATTTTAGAGTTGATACCACGGATTCTACCAGCGTTGATGCCGATACCAGCCCTTTGTGCGACATATTTACCAATAGCCATATCGCTGCTAAAGATACTATCGAGGGTGTCATCAACATCAACGAGAACACAAGATGCAAATTG